GGTCGATACCGAAAGGGTCGGCATAGTATTAACGAAAGTGATATTAGGAGAATTAAAAATGACGATTGATATTAGTAAATTTTGGCTTGGCATGAACAATGAGTGGTTGTTACACAACACTGATACATCATATCCAAGATATAACATAGTCGAAAACGCTGAGAGTGGCAACTATCGAATAGAGGTAGCGATTCCCGGTTGGAGCAAGAAAGAACTTGAGTTAGTTCAAGAAGAAAACGAACTACTCATCAAGGGGAAAAAAGAAAGAAAACTTGGTGCAACAGAAAGATTTGTACACCAAGGACTCAGTCTTAAATCTTTCGAGAGAAAGTTTATTTTAAATGCGGATTTAAAAGTAGACAGTGTCGAACTAACGGACGGCTTACTAACAATCGCTTTGTCTAGGACTCCGAACTCATCGAGGAAAGTATTAGATATTAATTAATACTCTCTAACAGGAGACAATAATGAGATTAGTTCTCAAATTAAGACAAAGCATAATAAAAGGTGATAAGATAGCATTTGGTAGGATGGCAGAAAGTGCCACTCTTATCGGTATAATGTTAGCATGTGTATATGCAATGATACCTATCATCTAAGTATGCTATCAAGCTAAAGGAGTTATTATGGTAATAGTAAGTTCAGAAGCTTTGGATGTAATAAAAATGCGTATCGCCTCGCACAAAGTGTGGGGCGTTCGTATCTTAACGAAAGCTGCTGGTTGTAATGGCTGGAAGTGGGACTTAGACTATGAAGACAATCCAAGCTTTACAGGGGATTCAATTTATTATAATTGTATAGCAGTTGACCCACAGACTCTATCAATGGTCGAAAAAATAGAAATAGATATGGAAACTGAAGGATTGCAAGAACAATTTGTATTCAGCACACCATTATCAACAGCTCAATGCGGGTGTGGAGAGAGTTTTGCTCTTTAAATGCCTTCTAAATAAGAGGAAACATATGAAAATATCAGTAGAGGGTTTAGCCCTTATCAAAAAATTTGAAGGCTTAGAATTAAATGCCTACCAATGTGCAGCAGGTGTCTGGACAATTGGGTATGGTCACACCAAAGGCGTAAAGCCAGGAGACCAAATAAACAAAGCAGTTGCAGACTCATTACTCGTAGAAGAAATGGAAGAATACGAGAAAGCAGTTAACGATGCAGTTACAATTTCAATAGACCAGTGCATGTTCGATGCACTCGTATCATGGACATACAATCTCGGTCCAAGCAACCTCAACGCAAGTACAATGTTAAAAGTTCTCAACTCAGGGGACTATGATGGCGTACCTGAACAAATTAAAAGATGGAACAAAGCTGGTGGCAAAGTTCTCGAAGGACTTATCAGAAGAAGAGAAGCAGAAGCTCTCCTCTTTGAAGGAAAAGACTGGAGTGAAGTTTAGATTCAGCGAAGAGCTATTGATGCAAGCTGCAGCACATGCTGAAGAAAGAGGAATGACTCTTGACGAGTATATAAAAGAGGCTGCAGAATTAGCACAGAAACACAACTATGAACAAAATGAAGCAAACCCTAAAGAAAATCTGGACTAAACTAAAAGCCTTTTGGTTTTGGTTTAAAAGTCTATTTATTACTTATTATAGTCTCAAAGTTAGTTATAATGCTACTTGGGGAGACTCAGATGACCAAGAGTTTATAGTAAAGAAGTTTCTTAAAAAGCAACCAAAGTTTATATCATTCATCACAGAGGAAGGAGAATTAGTAGAGATTAGTGGTGCTGAAGGACTTAATTACAGGATACAACAATTATGAACCAACTTTATATAGGTATTATAGTAGTACTGGGAGTAGGAGGTTATTACCTCTACCAAGAAAACCAAGTGCTACAAGCAAATAATGCAGCACTTGAAGGTGCAGTTGCTACGCAGGAAGCAGCAATAAAAAATATGCAAAACGACTTTGCTCTGCAAACAAAACAACTTGGAGAACTTCAACAGAAGTCTCAAGCAACACAGTTAGAGATGAATAGATATTTAGACATCTTTAAGAGACACAATTTAACAAAACTGGCTGCAGCAAAACCTGGACTGTTAGAGCCAAGAATAAATAAAGGAACGAAAAATGTATTTGATTCAATCGAAGAAATTAGTCGCACCATTGATAGCCTTGATGATGGCGTCGAGTTGCAGTCTAATCCCAACTAAACAGATAGAAGTAACAGCAAAACCAATGGATAGACTGATTACTCAGCCTGTACTACCAAGAGAAATAGACTTAAAAGAGCCTATGTGGTATGTAGTAAGTGATAAAAACATTGAAGAGTTTCACGAAAGATTAACAAAAGAACATGGACAAGTAGTATTTGTAGCTATGTCTATACCAGACTACGAATTAATGTCCTACAACATGCAAGAATTAAAAAGGTATATTACTGAACTCAAGGAAGTAGTAGTATACTATGAGAAAGTAACAGACCCTGAAGCATTAAACAATGTGGAATAAATTAATACAATTTTTCAAAGACTGGCACTACTATATAGTAATGAATAAAGGTGCTAAATTCTTTGATAAAAACCCAGTAGTTCAAGGACGATTTGAAGAAATTGAGGACTGGTTAGAACACATAGAAGATAGAGTAGCAGACTTAGAAAATGAATGATTTTTTATGGATGCTGAAACCTATTACCGATAGAAGTTGGAAAATTAGAGAGCAAGCGACTCTCATAGATGCAAAAAGAGCAGGAGTATTAAATGTTCTCAGAACTAAAAGGGTTGTTAATGACTGGAATAGTAAATATAAAATTTACTTCTCTAATCTCAGGTAAAGAATACACTATACCATGTACACTCATGGATAAGTATACAAACTCAAGGATAAATCAATCTGACTCTGATGTCATTGTTTGTTTTAGACTTGACGAAGATAGATGGGATGATATAAATATCAACTCCATTGTATCTTATGAAGTCCCAAATTGATGGGCAAGGCTTCTTAGGAAGCGGAGAATATTATGTTAATGGATTTAGTAGCTACAGTTACTCTTATAGTGACTATTGCCAGCTTGATTGCGGCGTCAACACCGACACCAAAGGATGATGCTATGATGGCTAAATTCTATAAATTTATAGATATGTTAGCACTTAACATCGGAAAAGCAAAGGATAAAGGCAATGTCTGAGGAAAGATTCAGTGGCGATATGTCACGTAACGAAGTAGAGATAGACCTTAATAAGTTTATGTCAATGGTAGGCGAAATTGGCGAGCTAAAAGCTAAAATTATGGAGTTGGAAAACGACAAAGAGCCAGAAAACCCTTATCAAAGGTGGATATGGTTATCAAGCATGATTGATGCTTGGAGAATTTTTCCACGTATGTTCCTTACTGTATACATTGTATTGCTTTATAAGTGTACAATATGGTTTATGGAACTACCAACACCAACTTTCGAGCAATCAGGTTTGATATCTGTTGTGGTCGGAGCGGGTGCGGCATGGTTTGGGCTCTACGCTGGCACGGCAAAAGACAAGATAAACTCTAAGTAAATAAAAAATAGTTCTTGACATATGTTTATAATTTTAGTATAATATACATATGAAAATAAAACAAGAACAAATAAATAATTTTGATGTGCAAACTAAAGTTACTATGGTAACTGGTTGGATGTCAAAACGTGGAAATAAAAGACCAGTACAAGCCGAGCTTTTTGGCTCTTGCGAACATTGTGGAGAATCCTTTACAAGTGAGAACGAAGAATGTCCTAACTATAAGTGTTGGATAACATAATGAATTTATTTTACTTAGACGAAGATTTAGACAAAGCAGCCCAGTATCATGTTGACAAGCATATTGTCAAGATGCCACTTGAGGCTGCCCAAATCTTATGCACTACTATATGGATAGACGAATTATTAGGGTTCGTTCCTCGAGCTCTTAATGCAGAGGAAAGAGAAGTGATGAATAAGGCAAAAGCCGAGATTAAGCATTTACCTCTTGAGGAACGTCCCTACCCCTACCTACCAATGATGTACAATCATCCTTGCACTATCTGGGCAAGAGAGTCATTGGATAACCATGAGTGGGTTCATTGTTATGCTAACGCATTGAATGATGAATACCATTATCGTTATGGAAAATTACACAAATCAGTAGAACAAGTAGTAAATAAACTACCAGACCCAAAGAACCTACCTCGTGTAGGATTCACAAAGTTTGGTATTGCTATGCCTGAAGAACTTAGAGACTATGATAATCCTATACAAAGCTATAGAGACTATTATCATTTAGATAAAGCAACATTTGCAGTATGGTCGCATCGTGAAAAACCTGATTGGTGGAACGAAGACTATGCTGATTACGAAAAAAGGATAACAAGATGATTGAGATTTATGGAAAAGATAACTGCCCTTATTGTGATATGGCAAAAGGTTTAGCAGAAAGAAAAGGATTTGAAGTAGTATATAAACAATTAGATATAGACTACGGCTTCTCAGAAATGAGAGAAAAATTTCCTGGTGCAAGAACATTTCCTCAGATAATAAAAGATGGGGAATATATAGGTGGTTACACCGCACTGGAGGAGTTAATTGGTTAAGTATAAATTCAATGAAGATATAGTATTAGCAAATATAAAAGAGTATATTGATAAGACTTATAAGCAACACTATGGAACAAGTAAGATTCAGACAACAGAATTTGTGTTTGATGCAGGACATGGAGAAGGATTTTGTATAGGTAATATAATTAAATATGCACAACGTTATGGTAAGAAGTACGGAAACAATCCAGACGACTTACTAAAGATAATTCATTATACTATATTCTTATTAGGAGAACACGAAGAAGAAAAATATACTTCAGAGTACAATAACGGCAACAATGGATAAAGAAATAGTATTAATATTTATATTATTAATGTTAAAGCATACTATTGCTGATTATCTACTACAGAAGCCTTGGAAAGATAAAGGAACATATGGTGCGCGTGGTGGTTTAGTCCACGCTTTTCATCATACAGCAGGAACTTTTGCAATACTAATATTATTTAGTGGTTGGTTTACAGCACTATACTTGGCAGTGTTAGATGGATATTTACACTACCATATTGACTATGCTAAAAATAATATTAAAAGAATTTTTAAACTAAACAACACACATACACTATACTGGGGATTACATGGATTAGACCAATATCTCCATGTTTTGACCTACATACTTATAATATGGATAATTTATGGCAATTAAGACAAGAAAACACGAGAATTTAACAGAAACAAATATACAACATGTTATGGAGTTATTGAACGCAGATAGTCCAATAACGAAGAAAGAAGCGTGTAGTATACTAAATATAAGTTATAATACTACAAGGCTCAATAAAATTATTGAAGACCATTTAGAAACTGTAGCTTATAGAGAAAGACGCAAGTCCCAAAACAAAGGGAAGGGTGCAACAGAAATGGAAATTAAACAAGTAGTAAATTTCTACTTGGATGGAAGCAATGTATCAGATATAGCAAAAGGATTATATCGTTCACCAGCTTTCATTAAGGCAATAATCGATAGAGTAGGTATTCCACAGAAACTTGCTCAGACCGATTATGAAGGACGCAGAAATGCAATGCTACCTGAACAGTGTGTAGCAGATGAGTTTCAAACAGGAGAGAAAGTATGGGCAGTTCGACAGAACTATCCTGCACTTGTTGAAAAGGAG